GTCGTCTTTGGTACGAATGGTACTCAACGTGCCAGAGTTGAGACTAATGGTAACTTCACAATATCTGACGGTGATCTAGTAATAGGAACTGCTGGTCACGGTATTGATTTTAGTGCTCAGACTGCTACTTCTGCTACAGGTTCTACGACTTCTGCTGAGCTTTTAGATCATTATGAAAGAGGTACATGGACTCCTACTATAAGAGGGTATAACACTGCTGGAACTGGAACATATTCTTCTCAACAGGGAACATATACAAGAATTGGGAACATGGTTACTGTTTGGTATTACATAAACTGGACTGATTTAACAGGTTCTTCTGGTTCTATGTGTGTAGCAGGTCTTCCTTATAATGTCGGTGGAAGCAATTGGCAGCAAACAGGTTCTGTAATGACTAGCGGTTTAGCATTAAGTAGTGATTGCGTAGGTCTTGTTACTCACCAATGGCCTGGTTCTTCAAATATGCTGATGTTCTATCAAAGTAGAAATAGCTCTCAATCTTGGGATTCTGTTGGTTTAGATACTTCTGCCGCAGCAATTGGTTGTGCTACATATCCAGTATCTTAGACCGTTAGCAAGTCTTTAAACTAAGCCATAAACCTGTTTTAATCGGAGATTAATCCTAATGGCATTAACAGAATCACAAGAGAACGATAAGATTGAAATCGTCAATAAGTGGAACATTCAAGTTCGTACTGCAAACATCATCAAGAAAGATGGTGTTGAACTTACCCGTACCTTTCATAGACATGTATTAACACCAGGAACACTTGATGCAAGTGACAACCTAGTAGCTACTGATATATCTAAAGAGGACGCAGATGTTCAGCGACACTGTAACGCAGCTTGGACGGATCAAGTTAAAGCAGACTACAAAGCTTTTCTTATAGCTAACAAGCCTAGTTAAGTGGATAAACCCACAATCGATGTACCTTCTCTAGGACCAATGTTTATTCCTGGGAGGGTATCATTTGATTTACCTGTGGTATCTCCAGCTTCTCACGATCCAATCCTGATTCCAACGAAGGAACAGATGGAGTCGGTACTTGAGGAAGAGAAGGTTGTAGAGTCCGAAGAATCAGAAGATAATTCAAATTCAAAGGAAATAGGACCGAAAGTAAAAACACCCCAAGTACAGACCCCCCTGCCAACACCCATAGAAACCGTACCATCTGAAGAAGTCTTAAGTACATTCACTATACCTCTTCTGGGAATGGAGATGGCTATACCTACTCCAGAGGTAATAACTACCAGTGTTGTAGCGGCTGGTACTGCTTCTTTAATAACAGTAGCTGGTGGTATGGCTACTCAAACTGTTGTTAATTACTTAAAGAAGATATTCAAAAAGATATTTACTAAGGTTCTGAAGAAGGAGGTGAAGGCTTTTCAAAAGACTCCTGATTCCGAAGAACATAAGAATCAATCGAAATAATATCTCCACAGAGTCCAAACATAGGACTAGCAGGATTAATCATATAACCAGTGGAATAAAGCTTTGCACACTGGTTAAACCTAATAAGCTCTCTGTCGTAGTTAACCTTTAAATTCTCTGCGTCAGCCCTCTCTATATTCCTCTGTACCAGCTCTTTACAGCTTGAATGGTATTCATCCCCTAAAGGGACCATAAAGCTCATCTGGAAGCCCCATCCTTGGCTTATAGTGTATGCTTCAGATTGAGAGTCATTACCCGTATAGAACGGTGTAAAGGACATTGAAGGGGTTGAGCAAACAATGTTCCTGCCATAATAATTTTTAGAAGTAGCACCTTGATTAACCTGCATATTTTGGTTAATGATGCTGCTATTTCCTACAGCGTTAGGAGCTGCTATAGATTGATTAGCCTCTTCTTCTGCCTTTACTGGACTTACTGAGAGAAGACAGATAAGGAAGTAATAGTAGAGGTTGTGTTTATTGTTTCGTTGATGTCGTGTTGTTCCACTAAACCAGCGTCTCTTGTTGTTATGTTTAGTGACCACGGTAAAGTTGCATCAGTAACAGTATAAGTGGCATCTGTAGGTGTAATTGTAGTAGAAGGGGTAACGTTAGTTCCTTCCCAAGTTTTAACATTAGAACCATAAACCTGTATTTGATGCGTTCTTGTTACTGTTTGAGTGGTATTTGTAGTTGAGTTGGAACTTCCTGTTGTAAAAGCAGGTGTAACTTGATTAGCGTTCACTGCTACTGGAGTTAACAGTAGTAAAAGTGTTAAGTATTTTCTCATACTTTTGGCTCCTTTTTATCACCTACTCTTTCAATTTTAATAGGAGTTTCTAATATTATATGTTGAGAATTTCCATTTTCTTTGTCTTTCTTTTTAGCAGTATCAATACCAAAAGTAGCTAAAGCACTTGTAAAAACAAAAGTTATAAACGTAATATCATTGTTTTGTTTATTATCCATACCAGGTAAAGGTAGGTAATTTAAAGAAATTATGAATCCTGACCAAACCACTACTCCAAGGCGTACAAATGTACCAAGAACTTGAATATGCTCTTCACGGTCTTCTACACTGTCTTTAAGTCTACCTATAAGACCTTTTTTATTCTCTTCAGTCATGCCTTTTAAATCAGATAAACAGAAAAAATACCTATATGCTAATAAGCCTAGCGTAGCTAAGAAATTTCAGAAAGACTCAAAACCTAAAAAAAGTGCCAAAATGGTATCAGCCTATAAAACTAAGTAAATGCCTGGACATTACGGACACAACAGAGGAATTGAACCTGCACCTAAAAAGAATACACGCCTAGCTATGGGAGGACCAAGACTACCTAAAGAAACAAGCGGTGGCGGTGGAGCAGGATCAGGTAAAAAGATTAAAAAACCTGGTGATGTTAATTTACCCTTTGGTAGCGGTAAAGCTAATACTGCACCTAAAGCGTAAGATGCTATAAAATACCCTTGAAAGCTTTCCAGTTTAAACTATGGTCCTTCTAATCAAGCCTGTTCTGCTTGCGTTTGTTAAATCAGATTCAGTAAAAAAGCTCATCATTGATTTGCTTAAAAAACTTGTATCTACCACAGACAACACCATAGATGACCAAGCGGTAGCTCTTATTGAAAAAAACTTATTCCCGAAAAAATAAGATGGCTAGAAGAAAATCCGTAGGTATGGCCTCTGAGAATGAGCTACAGGCTCTCCACAGACTCGTAGCTACTAAACTAGTTGATCAGCTTAATAGAGATGATGTAAAGGCTTCTGACCTTGCTAACGCTATTAAGTTCCTTAAAGATCAAGGCATCACTCTTGATAAGAATGGTGATATGTCTGCTATAGGAGAGATGATTGAAGCTCTTCCAGAAATAGATATGTCTAAAGTTAAATCTTATATAAGTGCCTAATGCTACTCAAAAACAAATTATTAAGGAAGCGATCAGTAGCTTTCCAGTTTTTGCTACTCATCTCTGGCACTTTTTAAGATTACCCAGTCCTACTCCTGTTCAGTACCAGTTAGCTGATTACCTTCAGAACGGTCCTAACAGGAGAATTATTATGGCCTATAGAGGTTGCGGTAAATCCTTCCTCACAGCAGGCTACGTGCTCTGGAGACTGCGTAAAGACCCAGACACGAAGGTATTGGTCATATCAGCCGCACAAGACCGTGCAGACGCTTTTAGTGTCTTCTGCCATGATCTCCTTAGAAACTGGTTCATGGTTCAGGATCTCTTCCCTAGTGACACTCAGAGGTTCTCTAAGGTCGCTTTTGATGTATTTGGATCTAAACCCGATCAAAGCCCTTCCGTTCGTTCTAGCGGCATTTTCGGGCAAATCACAGGGTCTAGAGCAGACCTGATCGTAGCTGATGACGTAGAGACTCCTCAAAGCTGTGAAACACAACTCATTAGAGACAAACTAAGAGAAAGTATTAAAGAGTTTGATTCCGTTATAAAGCCTGGGGGAGAGATTGTTTTCTTAGGCACTCCCCACACGCAGGACAGCATCTACGCCAAACTAGAACTAGCTGGCTATTCTCCAAGAATCTGGCCTGCTATTTATCCTACTGCTAAGAAACGTAAAGACTATTATCAAAATCGGTTAGCTCCTAAAATTACCTCTGATTTAGACAACGATAAAACTCTTGCAGGACATCCTACTGACCCTGGAAGATTTAATTGGGAGGAACTAGAAGCCCGAAAGGAATCCATTGGTAGGTCCACGTTTAACCTCCAGTTCCTTCTTGATATTAGCCTCTCTGATGAAGAAAGATTCCCTCTTAAACTTCAAGATTTATGTATCTTTAGACTTAATAGAGAAGAAGGTCCAGATAGAGTTATTTGGAGTGCTAATGGTGATAAAGCTTTAGATCTTCCTTCTGTAGGGCTTCACGGTGATCTCTTTTACAAACCTGGACAAATCGGGTCTGAATTTATTAAATACTCTGGGGTTGTACTTGCTATCGACCCTTCTGGAAAAGGAAGTGATGAACTTGGATATGCTGTAGTGGCTTACTTGAATGGTAACCTCTTCCTCCTGGCCTCTGGTGGCCTTAGGGGCGGTTATAGCGAAACAAACCTTAAAAAACTCACTCTCATTGCGAAGGAATACAAGGTTAAAGAGATATTGGTTGAAAGTAACCTTGGACTCGGAATGTTCAGTGAGCTTCTCAAAAGATACCTTGGAACTATCTACCCATGCTCTGTCGAAGAGATCAGACATACAAAACAGAAAGAAGCTAGGATTATCGATACCCTTGAACCTGTTATGAACCAACACAGGCTCATGATCGACACTGACATAATCGCTAAAGATATTTCCTCCACTGAGTGCTACCCAAGCGAAACTAGATCGCAATACCAACTCTTTTGGCAAATGACCAGAATTACCAAAGAGAAAAATTCCATCAGACATGACGACAGACTAGATGCTCTAGCTATGGCTGTGCAATACTTTACAGAAAATATGGCCCTTACGGAACAAAAAGCTATTAAGAATCGTGAACGGGAAAGATGGGAATTAGAACGTAAATTTGTTCAGGGAGAAGGTGGTCTAAACGTAGGTGTTCTAGGCTATGCAAAGACTTTTGAAGACCTCCAGAAGGCTGCTAGTGCTTCCTCAGGAGCAGCTAATTGGTTAGACGATATTTAATTAGTCTGTTACAATAAGCTTATTAGAAGCTTTAAGAAAGCATTCTTAGAAAGACCTATTAGAGTTGTCCATTAGAATGAATTAATATAAGTACTATACGTACACTACTACTAACAATGGCTAGAGACTATCGTAAGGAATACGACAATTACCAAGGTAAACCTGAACAGATTGCTAATAGAAGTAGTAGGAATAAAGCTCTTAGAGCTAAAACTAAACAGTTAGGTTATAAACCTAAAGGTGATATAGACCATAAAAACGGTAATCCAAGGGATAATAAGCTGTCTAACCTTAGAGTTAGGTCTAAAAGTGCTAATAGGTCCGATAATGGACGTAATAGAGGAAGAAAAGGATACGGCTAGACCTCAAAATATTTTTGTTGCTAATTTTTGAGTCCAAGTACGTATATGTCGGCGGTCAAAAACCCCCTGGGGGGTGTGCGATTTTTTTACTGGCATAGTCTTTGAAAATTTTGACCTGTCATGTGGTATAGGAAATGCAATGTGACGGCTTCCAAACTGTCCCGAAATGCTTGTTTTTTTTTTATTTATGTGTATGGGCACACGACCAACTGATATTGTTAACAACAATCAATAAATATAAATAAATATTACTAAACTACTTGTTTACTCACAGTCTATAAGCAATATGAGTAAGTCCTTTCAAAACTTTTCTAATGTCTCAAGTAAAACAAAGAAGAATAGCTCATGACGCTATTGAACATGACACATATCAATTAATGCTCAAAGGTCCAATGGACAAAGACGCATTCATATTGTTAGCAACATTCAGATCATTTGATGAAGCAAAACTCATTTATGACTGGTTCCCTTCAATACCTGGCGCAAGTATAAAAATTACAAATAGTGCTCTCTCAACAGTTAAAAAGAAGCATAATAATTCAAGGTCTATTAAATGCTATAAGA